GTTCAGGTAACTTAGTACGTCACGCACAACAACAAGGTATTTTTGTTGTGTTGATTGATACTGAAAACGCACTTGACGAACCCTGGCTACACGCATTGGGTGTTGACACAAGTGAAGATAAACTTCTTAAACTTAACATGGCAATGATCGATGACGTTGCTAAAACTATTAGTGAGTTTATGAAAGAATACAAAGCAATGGCTGGAGATGATAAACCAAAAGTATTGTTCATTATTGACAGTCTTGGTATGTTGTTAACTCCAACTGACGTTAACCAGTTTGAAGCCGGTGATATGAAAGGTGACATGGGTCGTAAGCCCAAAGCACTAACATCATTAGTTCGTAACTGTGTTAATATGTTTGGTAGTCACAACGTTGGATTAGTTGCTACTAATCACACATACGCAAGTCAAGATATGTTTGATCCCGATGATAAGATTAGTGGTGGTCAAGGCTTTATCTATGCTAGTAGTATTGTTGTTGCTATGCGTAAACTTAAATTAAAAGAAGATGACGATGGCAATAAGATCAGCGATGTACGTGGTATTCGTGCTGCTTGTAAAGTAATGAAAACACGTTATGCTAAACCTTTTGAAAGTGTACAAGTAAAGATTCCATATGAAACAGGTATGAATCCATATTCAGGTTTGTTAGATATGTTTGAAAAGGCTGGATTACTTACAAAAGAAGGCAACCGTTTACAATATGTTACAACTGATGGCGAAGTAATCAAATACTTCCGTAAAGGTTGGGAAAGCAATGAAGATGGCTGTTTAGATAAAGTAATGGCAGAATATAGTTCAACTAAGATAAGTAATAAAATTACGGAGGAAGTTGAAGAATGAGTATTGAAGTTGTAGCAGAAATTTGGAATGAGTTAAAATACGATTTTGATGAAGTTACACAACGTGAAGCAGCTGGTAAAATTATTGATGTGTTAGTTGATTATAACTTTGACTCTAGCGAAATTAAACAAGCATTTCGTGGTGACACTGTTATGATGGCAGCACTAAAAGATTACAACGCTGAACATGAAACCGATGACGAAGAATATGATGAAGAATATGACGAAGACGATTATTACGAAGACGAAGAAGACGAAGACGATTATTAATGGTGATACTTGAACTGGTATAGTAAGATAGTTGATAGTTTGGCTAACATTCCCGATTTCATAAATTATTATGAAAACGAATTGCGTAGTGCTAAATTTGAAATCAGTGTAAAAGGCAAGGTTGAAAAGAATCTTGCCGATTTACCTGGGTTAACAGAACATCGTTTCAATCAATTACAAGAGATTGAGGCTGTTCTCAACTATCTTAATATACAATTACGTAAGATACGCCGTAAACACTTTCAAAAATATCTTGAAGGTTATAATCGTGCGTTAACTAGTCGTGATGCCGAAAAGTATGTAGATGGTGAAGAAGAAGTTATTGATTTTGAAACTATCATAAATGAAGTGGCACTTATTAGAAATAAGTATCTTGGAATTATGAAAGGATTAGAAAGTAAAAACTTTATGTTGGGGCACGTGACACGTTTACGTACTGCTGGCATGGAAGATGTTTCGCTTTAATAAAATTGTAATAAATACATTTTTAAGAGGGGTTGATTGATGGATAGTACCGTTAGCACTGACTACTTACTTTATCAATTAGACCTACACCAATTTACAAATATAAACTACAGCGAACATTACAATCATTTGAGTATACCTTATAAATACATTACCTTTAATTATCAAAAAAATTATGGGTATATCCAATTATATAACCCCAAGTTTATAAAAGTCAATATAAACAATCACTTAGCTAACATACACGATAATATCCAAAGTGCTATTAATCAATTAAAAGCCTTGACATTACGCTAAAATTTGCTATAATAATAGTGTTAAGAAACGGAGTTTTTATGTTGAATCGTTTAAGTAATAAGGCACGTGCCTTAATTGAAGTCTTAGTAGGTGTCGCAGTAGTATCTGGGTTTTCAGTATTTGCTGTACACTCTGTTTATGCACCAATTATTGAATTTATTTTCAATTTGGTACTAATTGGAGCATTGATTTACTTGCTTTATGATTTCCGAAAAATGAGTTTAGATTACTCTAACAAGTAATTAATACCCAAAACCGCAAGTGTCTAAGTCTTTGATTTATAAGGATTTATATTTCTTGCGGTTTTCCTATAATTTTGCTATAATATTATTTTACACAACACATTGGAGTTAGAATGGACGTAGTTGAGTATATCCCATCAGTAGTTACTACTGACGTTACAACCGAAGTTAAAACTGATGACGATTTGGCAATGGATCGCATTGCTAGTCGTTTTGCCGTACTAGATGAAATGTCTGCCGCATGTATTAATGGCGACATTCGTGCTATGATTGTTACTGGTCCACCGGGTGTTGGTAAGAGTTATGGTGTTGAACAACAGTTAGCTAAAGAAAATCTTTTTACAACCATATCTGGTAAACGTGAGCGTTTTAACATTGTTAAAGGTGCTATGAGTGGCATTGGGCTATTCGCTACACTTTATAAGTATAGTGATTCACGCAATGTACTTGTGTTTGACGATTGCGATATTTGGGAAGATCAAGACGCACTTAACATTCTCAAAGGTGCGTTAGACAGTGGTAAACGCCGACGTATTAGTTGGAACAAAGATAGCCGACTATTGCGTGCAGAAGATGTACCTCATCAATTTGACTTTAACGGGTCAATTATTTTTATTACCAATCTTGATTTTTCTGATGCTAAGAAAAGCAAAAAAATCAAGGCGCATTTGGATGCATTACAAAGTCGTTGTCACTATCTTGATTTGACTATTGATACTGAACGTGATAAGATGCTACGTATTAAGCAAGTACATCGTGACGCTGAAGGCGGATTATTCCGTGATTATTATTTTGAAAATAACGAATCAGATCAAATCCTTGATTTTATGTTACAAAATAATAAACGTTTGCGTGAAGTAAGTTTACGTATGGCACTTAAGATTGCTGATTTAGTTAAAATCAGTGAACATAATTGGCGTACACTAGCAGAGGCTACTTGTATGCATCGACAGGGAGTTAAACTATGAATAAAGTTTACATGATTTATTATAAAGATCCTAGTGATCCTAGCTTTGAGCCCAAAGTACTTAAACCGGCAAGTTCGCAAGAACTTGCCGAATATGAGATACAAGTTGAAAAACTTAGGGCTAAAACAGATGATGAAAAACAATTAGAATACTATTATGTAGAGAAGTATTTACAATGAAAAAGTTGTTGTTATTGATAGGATTACTGAATCCCATTAATACAAATGCCTTTACGTTAACGGAGAATCCTGCTACAAATAGGGATTCGGTTGTTATCAATTTAAACGGCGAATTTGATCGTGATTCGTATAAACAAATGTATTATTTGTTTAGCCATTTGCGAGGTAAAAAGGTTACTATTGTAGCTAATTCACCGGGTGGGTTAGCAAATCAGTTGCCCGATATAATGAAACTTGTTCATTATAATAGAGTTGATTGGGTAGTACCTAAAGAAAACTCGTGTAATAGTGCTTGTGCTTGGGCTGCTATTGGAGCCGAACATATTACGGGTAGGTTGGGTTTTCATTGCGTAGTTGACGTTGAAAATTCAACAGAAGCCAATTTTAAATATGAAATAGAAAATCCAGACAACGCTATTAATTCTAGAATATATAATCTATTATATTCATGGCAAATCCCAACAGACAAGCGTTGGTTTACTAAAAATATAACTTGGGTAAACTTCAGTTAAACAAATATTAAAGGAGATTGATATGGCACATGTTGAAATGATTGATGATAGCGTTACAGTCACTGAGGCTGTAGATAAAGTTTTAGTTAGCAAAGTTAAAGAAATAATGGAAAAATATGCTAACACCGAAACTTTTACTGACGAACTTTGTGATTTAATTATGGAAGATATACGAACAATTTTTGGTAAAGACACACCTGCAAAACTAATGATTGATTCAGATACAAAAGAAATTGAGATTACTATTCCCAATTTTACTAATAAATTAATTAAATTTTCGTCACTTGAGTTACTTAAAAAGGAAGATTAATATGAAACAATGGTTTATGGATTGGATGCCACTTATCATGGCAATTTTTACTTTACTAATCGCAATTGCTACTGTATTAAATGGTGAGGGTGTTCTAGCATCAGGGTATTTTCTAGCGTTTAGTGGTTGGTTTGCAGCATACGGTGAACGCGCAGATAATAAGAAACAATAATGAACGGAACCGCACATATTTTTATTGATAACGGCAGTATCAAAATTGAGTTGCCTTTTAATTCTAAATTTGTAAAACATTTTAGAAAAAATACATATAACACTTTTATTTGGAATAAAATAGATAAGGTATATGAAACTAAGTTTAACACTTATGCATTAAAGTGTGCGGTTAATGAGTGTAGTAAATTTTTTAACGTAACGTTTTGTGATGTTCTGAAACCAGTTATTGAACACGCTATATCTATACAAGATAGGATTTTTGAACCCACATTAGTTGAGTCAAATGGTAATTATTATATCGCTTGTATCAATGAATCGTTACACAATCAAATAGCAAATGTAACATTGGATAATTCTTTAGAATCGTTGCACAACTGTACATTATTATCCGTAAAAGTTAATGAAAATATTTATAAAGATAATCCAGCTAAAAACTTTGCTGCAAATAAACATGTTACTATAGATGTAGATTATCTACCTTTTGTGCGTGATTGGTTATTAGAATTAAATATAAAGCATATCTATATGTCGCAGGTGATAGGCAATTCTACATCATCATTTTTATCTCGACAACTTATAAAACAAGTTTTTGTAGACCGATTTGTGCTTAAAGAAGAAAAAAAATTAAGAAAACTGCCATTTAATAAACCTTTTGTATACTTTATTGATACATATGAAAAGCCCAAAGATTATATGTTTAAGGCAGACAAAGTGATACAATTGACTAACAATAAAAAATAACATGCACAAATGTAAAATAATAATCAAAGATGAAGTAAATTGTAAAATTGAAAATTTAGAATTGGATGCCCGTAGGGCATTAATGAAAAAATTTGAATTTGAAATACCTGGTGCTAGGTATTTACCCAGTGTTCGTTTAGGTAGATGGAATGGCAAAACAAGTTATTTTAGTTTGGCGGGTAGTTCATATATAAATTTATTGGATCAAATCATTCCTGTATTAGAAAATTATGGATACGATTTTGAATTAGAAGATTTAAGAGAACATTCCAATACCTTTAACTTTGTAGAAGTTACCGAAAATACATTTGCACATAAGGTTTGGCCTAAAGGTCATACGGCTGAAGGACAACCTATTACATTGCGTGACTATCAAGTAAAAATAGTTAATTCATTTCTAGCTAACCCACAATGTTTACAAGAAATTGCTACGGGAGCAGGTAAAACTATTATGACTGCTGCTCTTAGTCAT